GCAGTAACTGGTCATAAGTACTTGCTATTGTCGATCCGGTTAAATTAGTTGCCATATATTTACTCCAAAAGAATCGCACCAGCCACAACATTAGTAATACTTGTAACAGTACCACCAGTTATAGTGACTTGACCAAAACTATAAAATTGTCCTACTACTGTACCTGTAAATAAGTATGTTCCCGCTTTTACTAATACTGCTTGTGGGTTACTTGCAGTCCACGCTGCAGCAAAAGCAGCAGCATTAACAGCCGCTGTAGTCCCCGTACTAGCTCCAAAATCTTGGACACTTACACTTTCCTGTAACTTAGCTTGTACTGTAGTATCTACTGCGCCAGTACCAGTTGCCTTGTAGGGCAAATCACCTACTAATCCGGCAGCAAGTTGTGATCGAAGGATGCGTTTAGTCGTATTTGTGCTTGTATCAAAGATAACAAGGTTGTCATCATTCGCAGTACCTGAACCGGCAATGGCAGTAAGATCGGGAATTCGCTGTCCGGGCATCTCTTATCTCCTTAGTAGACGGGAGCCGAAGCCCCCATCCAATTACATTACGCTGGCGTGATAGGAGTAGTACCGTCTGCATCAACCCAAGTCGAGTTAGCATTAGCACCAGTCGCAATTTTAAGCGTGCTGAGAGTAGTATCAAAAACAATAGTACCAGCAGCTTTACCAGTTGTATTAACTGCATTACCAATAGCAGCGATTTGTACTGACGTTGCAGTGCGTAGCTGAATATACCCAGCAGTTGCATCTACGTTGCCAGTCAGTGTGCCGGTTGCAGTAGCGTTAGTTAGAGTAGCACCGGACAAGGTAACATCATACAAAGTACCGCCTTGTATTGTTACATTGTCCTGTGTAATTCCACGATAGACACCCATAATAATCTCCTTAAAAGATAGGGGTTTTACCCCCTATCGGGTTTACTCGTAGTTTGCAGCTACGTTAGCAACAAACGCAAATACATTGATAACACCAGTTGTTGGAGCAGCGGTGTTAATCAAAATATCTAACGTATCAGCAGTAGCAGACAAGTATGGATTAGCTAAGTTAGCAACGGTATATCCTAAGGTAGCGATAGGCGCATCGTTAGCCAATAAAGCCGGAGTACCACCGGTTGTACCAAGGTCAAAAGTAGCAGTACTTGCGTCAACTGTAGTAACTTGAATACCACCAGTTAATACAACAGAGCCAGCTGGTAAGTTGATAACTTGCAGTGTGTCAGCAGCAGCAAGTGCAGTAGCACCAGCAGCAAGACGCGCAGCAACGATTTCAGTAAAATCAAGTTTAACTTCAAACTTGGAAATAGAATTAACATCAGCAGGGAATGCAGCAGTGCCTTTGTTAAAACCGATAGAGTCGGTAAATGCAGTCATGATAGTTTCCTTTTAAAGAATAAATTAACGGGGGCCAAAGCCCCCATCCATTAGAACGATACAACAGCGGTGGACAAAGCCTCGCCTTTAACAACTTGATAACCGTAAACTTGTAAACCACGGATAATGTTGCCGAAGGTAGACTCTGAACGGATAGTTTCCATGTTTGTCATCTGAGATGCAAAAGTGAAACCCATCTTGTGTCCAGCGATAATGTTGTACTTACCTGCTGATACATACAAGTTATGGCTAACATAAATCGTAAAACGATCAACCATACCAAGACGACCATTACGAACGATAGACATGCTGTCACCAGTTAGTGAAGCGTCTTTCAATTCAGATTTCTTAATTAAACCAGCCATTTTAGCTGGGATAACTACGAAGCGGTCACCTTCAGGAGCATTAGCTTCATCAAGTACGGTACCCATATCTACCAATAAGTCAACAATAGAAGTTGTAGCACCTGCGCCATCTTTGGTAACAGTCAATGGAGCACCAGTTGTACCAAGGTTGAACGAAGCAGACTGTTCACCAGCGGTTGCGCCTTTGTTGAAAGCGCTAACACCGGGGAGGATGTCTGTCAAAACACGTTGGTCAATCTTAATCTTCATACGCTCAGAAGCGTCTTTAGACCATGTGTCCATCAAGTTAATATCAGACTGAACCTTGTCCACATCATCTTCTACGCAAGCGAAGTACTCGCCTTTGTCGATTACGAGTTGGATTTTTGGTTTGTCTGGGTTTTCTACAGTTAAAGTTTGACCTTTAACGTAGTCACGAATGGTGATCTCAGGAGTGGTACGGATATTAACCGTGTCACCGTACTGACGAATCTCGCCTTCGTAGGTTGTATTGGAGATAGCTGCTAAGACAGTTGCGTCATAGAAGTTTTCGATGAGTTTGCCGGACCAAATTTCTGGGATAAAGTTACCGCTGTAATTTGGGCGGCCGGGGGAGACGGGATATGACATGATATTTTTCCTCTAATCAAGCATTGACAGATATACGATTCTCTCGCTGTGCAGCGAAAATATCGCGTTCGGTTCGGTCACGCTCTTGTTCACGGCCTTTGTATTTCCCTTTGCGAACATCTTCAAAAAACTTTTGGATGTCACTAGGAGTATACGTCTTGCCTTGTTTGGAAGCAGGAGTTCCGGTGCTTCTTGAACGACCGGGGTTAACTTGCTTTTCCAACTCAGAACTTGAAGCGTTACCAGTGGATTGAGCAACGGGGGCTTGTCCAGTACTCTCAAGCCATGTACCGAAAAAATTAGCAACACGGCGCGAATCAAGCGACCGTTGTGCATCATCAAGATATGTTTGCCGTGTGATACCAGTTAGTGGGTCAGCTTGTAACAACCATGTCTGGAAGTCTTGATTATCATTAACTTCTTTCCAATTAGGAACTACAAATGATAGATCACTCCAGAACTGTTGTTCTGCGTTTAGTTGTTGGCGTTGAGCAACCGCTTGTACTTGCGGAACGACATTGTTCTGCATTGCACGAAGCATGTTTTCAATCTGAGCAAGGCGTTGTGCGACAGGGGTTAATTCCTCTCGACTAACCTTACGCATCACATCAAGAGACTCACCGTATTCCTCAACATCTTTATCAGATACAAGTTGTTCGACTTGAACTGAATGTTGGGCAGGAGCCTGTTGCTGTGCAGATAGCGAAGCCAATAACTGTTCCATTTGCTGGACACGTTGCGTCATCTCCTTATTCTGCTGGTGCAGACGGGGGACTTCAGCGTTATACATACCTTGAAGTGTCTTGTACTTCTGGGTGACATTTTCTTCAGGAAGGTTTTCATCACCAGTCTTATGCTCAGTTGCTGGTAATGGAGCAGCATTGTTCGATGCAGCGTTCTCGTCGGCTTGCGATGAAGTTGTATTAACGCCCTCATTCGACGTGACAGTACCATCGGCTGGAATATTTTCTTCGCCTGTGTTGTTGTCCGTGTTGAGTTGTTTATACAATTCTTGTACAGCCTCGGTCTGTTTACGAATTTGCTCTGGAAGTGCCATGTTGAACGCTCCTTATGGTATGCGCGATTAGGGCGAGTTTTATAACTTTGCCGCTAAAACAGGGGAATCTTTGGCAAACCGATATAGTTCACCCAAAACCTGACAGCGCCCCTGAAACACTGCCGGTTGATTTATAGCACTAGGTAGCGTTTCTAGTTCATGCCGATACCATGCTTCAATCCACGCCAGAAGTTCTGGGTGTTGTCGCACAGCAGAGGCTAGAGCCTTGACGACTGGAGATTCAGGCTTAATCATGCTGCCATCCCTCCAGCTTGCGGCCTAGTTGTAGCAGCAGCCATTCCACCTTTGGGGGAACCGTCAGGTAACTGTGGTGTATTTGTTTCGGCTTGTGCTTGCGCTTGTTGCGCACTTGCCATTGCCTTTGCTTCAATACGTCCAGAGTAATCCGACTTCTCCCGAGATGGAACAACTTCTTCCACATCCATTTGCAACCCTTTAGCAATCTCCCGAAGGATGGCTGCTCTCCCTTCCTTCCCAATGATCTCAAGATCAACTGGGTTGGCGGTTGCGTTAAGAAATTCAATGCGGCGGATGTTGACTGTTTCCTTGACAGCGAGATTAATCGCGCCCTTGGCAACCACTTCAACATCTCCTTTAATTGATTCATCCTCATCATACCGCATATTGTATACGAACTGGCGAAGCACGATAGGCTTAACCACATCTGTATCAATGTGCATGACGACTTGGCGAATGCCTTTACCAGCAGCACCCATTAACATAGATAGACCAGACGATGTGCGCCCAGCCCCTTGTACATTTAGATCGCCGTAGACATAGGCGGGGATACCCGAGTGGTCATCAGCTAGACGACTGAACTTCTCATAGACCCCCATGAGTTCAGCAGCACGACTGTCGGGTTGTGTGAAACGAATGGCAGGTGCGCTCGAACCGAGTGGGTCATTTGTAACC